CCGAGCATGAAGTTGCCAGGTGCGGCGTACTTCGTGACTTCAATGAATTCGGGCCAGTCGCGGAGCGAGCGGCTTTGTGATGGGTGAACGAAGCAGACATAGGTGTCTCCCAAACGCGGGATGTTCTGACCAGCAAGAACTTCAACTGCGTCCTTGATGGATGCAGGCGAAAGGAAGCCAGGTGCAGAAGCAGTACCAAGGGTACCTGCGTCGTATGGGCTGATTGCGCCACGAGCCGAAGCGGCGGTGCGACCGAAGACGACCGACGGAGCGACAGGAGAGCCGCCACCGAATGGAACGCCAGCCTTGTACAAGGTGTTACGAGCCTGGATGTCCATGCTTTGTGCCATGTGGCGACCGAGCAAGCGCGATGACGAAGCCATAACATCGTCAAATGCCGCGTTGAGCAAGAGTTCGGTAACGGCAACTGCTTGACCATGTTCGGTCACGGTGATCTGAATCTGGCTTGCTGACAAAGAAACAGGCTCCATACGCACACCTTCGGTGAGCGTGGCGCCTTGTGATTCATCAACGCTGAGGTTGTTGTATCGCATGAAGTTGATGGTCAAACCAGGCTGAACGCCTAATTCGGTCTTCTTTACTGCGAACTGCTCAAAGCGCAGAACTGGCATTGCTTGGAACAAGATTTCCTTGGACCAAATTTGTTGAATTGCGGGTGAAAGAGTTGCGTCACTGGAATAGCCGGTCGTGGTAATTGAACCAAGACCTGCTCCTGTAATCGCACCTCCTACTGGGGCGGGAAGGGCCATTTTAATATCCTCCGTGGATAGTTAGTTGTTGGGTTATTTGGTTTAGAAACGGCCTCGGGAAGTCCGAGTCGCTTGCATGAGCCGTTCGCGCATTTTCGTGTACTGATCCATCGGCATATTACGGATATCATCCGCAGACATCGTTTGGTATTCCTGTTGGTTGTCCATTGGCCCAGTTGGGGGCGCAGTTACCTGCGATCCCCGCAGACGACCACTTTGGGAGGTTGCCTGCTGGATTGATTCAATTATAGCACTACTACGATCACGAAGTACTGCAATACTGTTTTCAATATCTTCTTCGCTATTACCCGCAATAAGGTCAATTAATTCTGGGATAATAGTTTCTTGCTCTTCCGTCACACGGCGTTGACGATAAGACTCAATTTGCTGGATGCGTCGTTCTTTTTCAAGAAGGGCTTCCTGCACTTGGCGCTGTTGTTCCATGTCTTCAAACTTGGAACGCCATTCCTGCTCAACCTGGTTAATACGGCTATTGAACTCATCTTCGCGCTTAGCGAGGAGTTCCTTTGCGCTGAGTTCCTGAATCTCACGCTGGCGGAGGATTTCAGACTCAGACTTAGAGCGCTCCTCGGCTTCTTTGCGAGCGACTTCGCGCTCCTGAGCGATGACACCCAATTGCTCTTCAAGGGTCTTGACACGACCGTCAGCGTCTTCAACGCGGCGATACAACTTGTCTTTCTCCTGACGGCGAATTGCTTCAACCTCAGTCTCAGTGAACACGCGACCCTCAGTCTTAGGGGCCTGCTGTTCTTGGGATGTGCTTTCAACGGGGATCATAATCCCGTCACCATTAAAGGTGTTACTCATTTTCCTACCTCTTTGTTGTTGGGCTTTTATTAGCAGTTGTTAAATAACGGTTTTATTCTTCGTTGGGCACACGACGCTGGGCAAGCCTTGCTCCGTATGCTCGTTGAATTATGTTGTTAACCATCTGTCCTTCGGCGTCACCGATACCTCCCATAGGAGGACCTGCTTGTCCTTCGGCTGTGTTTTCATCACCAGATACTACACTATTCTCTCCGTCTTGTCCGGGGAAAATACCAGTAGTAATCATTACTGCTTGTTGTATTTGAGCGCGCACCATATCTAGTGCACCTTGGTCCAATGCGTCGTCACGCAATTCCTCAAAGATTTCAAGCAATTTCTCACGGGGGAACTCTTCACCAAGAGCGCGTAATGCGCCTTCTTTGGACTCTAAACCAAGAGCCATCTTGGCTTGAACTTCGTTAAGTTTGATAAGAACATCAACAGGCAATGGCTCAGGCCAGTGGACCTGAGTCTGGTAGGTAACAGGGTCAGCGGGGTCAAGCACATACGCCTGATCAGGCTCGGGCATTGCCCCAAGACCTGGGTTGTACTGAAGCATTTGTGGTTCAAAGACAGCCGCAGTACGGATGATTACTTCGTTGATCTTTTCTAGACCCTTAGTGAAGTGAATCTTCTTTTGGTTGTACTTATTCATCATTGGCTGGTATTGGATAGCCAATGCCACGCCTGATGTATTAGAAACTGGTTGGAACTGACCTAAGGCTGTCTCGGGTACGCCAGTAATTTCATGCATGGCGCGCTTAATGAATGTGATGTACTCCAAGGCACCAGCCATGTTTCCACTGGATTCAAGGTTGAATACATTGGCTTCCTTAGGAAGACCAGCCCAGACCTTCTTAGGTCCACGCTCCAACTGGCTTGCCTTGGCGCCAGTGATGATAGTGACTGGTGCGGCGTGGTAGTTAATAATGTCCGATACTTCGGTCATCTTTTCGTTTAGTTCGCGGTTCAGAGAGATGATGTCCCAAATATCTGACTGACCCCATGGTGATGATGAGATAGTCATGTTAGGAATGTGGACAATCGGGATAACACCAATGGCATTGTCGTACTGGTCAATCAGTTCATCATTGATGTACTGCTCCACAGAATCCTCAGTCAGGATTTCGGTGAAGGTGTACACCTGACGGGTGCCCTCAGGACTGGTGCCCCAAAAGCGGTACTTCAACTTGAACCGCAGGATGCGATCACGGTCGTGTGGGTGATACTCGGGGAAACAATGCGCTGGGTTCAGCGGGATAATACGGATACGACCAGCATGGGTAATACCAGCAGAGTCAATAAAGGGTTCTTCGTAGGCGACTTTGACGAAGCAGTCACCAGTTACACCAGCCAACTGACCCATTTCCCATAAGACATAGTGCTTAGAGTTATGTTGTTCCCATACTGTTTGGAGCAGATGCGGGATGATGGCTGCGTTTTGTTCTGGCGTTTTGAACTGGATACCCTTACCAAAGCAGAAGTTAGTGATGTAGTCCGACATGGTGCGGACATAGTTCATTGTGATGTTCTGTTCGCCCATCTCACGGCGGTAGGACCAGTGGTGACCGAGGTACCATGCCCAGCACGATGAATAGCGGTTTAGGCGCGGTCCATGTACTTCAAATTCCTCATCGGCTAATTCCACCAAGCCCAAAGGCGAGATAGAAACCGTGAGGTCGCTAGATGATGCTCTGTAGGATGGTGACCAAAAGTCAACGGGCATTGGGGTTAATCCTTAGGTAATCCGAGTTGTTCGGCTAAAATTGATGCTTCTACGCCGACCATTTCTTGACGAGGTGGAAGAATGCTTACACGGCGTCGTCCCGATGTGGGGTTAATGCCCTTGTCTGTCATAAGAGGTGAAGTTCCCTCATGCCAAAATTGATCTGGATGTAGATGCGTAGGAATTCGGATATCACCCAAATAGGACTTGTTGGCTGTGGGTCCAACATTACCTATGGAATCTTGACGACCCAATGCCCCAATTTGCATAGCGGCTTCAAGACCACCAGCAGTTTTTGGTAGTGCTACAGAGGCATCTTGCTGGACAATGCCAGTTGACGGGTCATGCCAGCCACCTTGAATCATATTTGCGCCTGGGGAACCCAGTACATCTGCGTTTCGTCGGTTAAAGTCAAGAAGTTGGGTAGTTGCAGGTTCAGAGGGGTCTACTGGAACTTCAGCCCCGCGACCTGATTCGGGTGCATAACCAACAGAAAGAACATTACGAGCAGGACCACCTGCACCATGACCAGATGTGCGTATAGAAAACCCATCATCAGGATTTTGTGGCCCATGCTTTGCAATTTCAGCGGGTGACAGTTCACCACGACGAGTATCAGCGCGTGAACCTCGGTTTTTACGGCGTAAACCCATTAGTTGTACCTACTTCTTTAGGTTTATTTTTACGGGAGTAATGGACCTAATCATACCACGAGGAATATGCATAGGATTTGAGCACATAAGTTCATCATCTTCGTCATAATAATATGATGAGTAAAAGGTAAAGTACTCATTTGAAGCATCGTCGTCATCATCTAGGACAAAACCAATGGTAATTGGGTCAATAATAAATGGCGCATATTTGGCTGGGTCAACCCAACCACCAGGTCCATCAAAAGCATC